TGATGTCGTTGAATACGTTGCGTCGCCCCAATGTCTTTCGAGACAACCGAATCAATGAAGTCCTTTACGAAACTAAATTCGTGGTTGTCCTGCCGGTAGGTGAGCGGTTCGTCCTTAACGACGGCCTGCCCCACGGCTGGTTCTTCTTCGGGGTTTTCTGCGTTCAACGCCCTTACCTCGGCTTTCATTCGGTCAGCGTTCAGTTCGCGCTTCACGGTGTCATGCAAATTCGCGATACGGGAATCGAGTTCAACGGCCCGTGTTTGTAGGTCAGCGAGGTTTTTGTCCTCGGCTTCGGTGAGGTCGCGTAGATCTTCTTCGGCGCGTGCGTACATCGCTTTTTGTGTCACCGATATTTCTTCGCGTTCCGCGACCAGTTGGTCAAGTAGTTTCATAAAACGTTTCTCCTGTTGTCACGTTCAGAATTTCCAAAGGTGACGACAGGTGCGGGTGCGGCGTGCCGTCGGCGTTTGTGTCTAGGTTAGCGCGCGTTACCGTAGCGGCGGTGCTTCCATGTCGAGGGCTTCGTAATGATGCGCGAGATGTGCCCAAATTCGGCGTCGTTGCTCCCCGCGAATGTTTGAGCCACCGCGGGCACCGTTTAACGCTGCGACACCAGCGGCCAACGCGTCGAGAACCGCGGCGCCCGGTGTGCCATCGTTCGAAACTTCGTGGTGTGGAAACCCGTACGACGACTTGCGGGTCGGGTCGGCGTCAGGGTCAAGCCACGCAAAAATGCGCCGGTAATACGCTTCGGTTGATGGCGAGTCGGCGTTGCGTTCGCTGCGCGCCCCGTCCCACGGTCGGCGAACCGCGGCGGTTGTGTGAATCGGTAACGCTCCCCTCGTTTCAATGTGCGGGCTTTGTAGCAAGTGCCGCCATTTCGCTAACCGGGGTGCGTGTTGTTCGTCGTCGGGGTCGAACGCCCGAGCGGCGATAAGTTGAGCGTCACCGTATGCCGGAGCGGTCGGCGCGGTGAGCAAAGCCACATGATCCAGTTTTGCTTCTATTCGGGTTAGGTAGCGGCGACCGTCGTGTTTTGTTTCTTCGTTGCGAATCGGCACAAACCCGACACTGAACCCGGTGACGTAACCGTCTTTCGCGAGCGTTAATGCTTCCCGCGCCCGATCCGTCGGCGCGACCTGAAAATCGGCTATCAACCCGCGTTGGTCCTTTTCCCATGACGCCGAACGCCCAATGGGCATGTTTTCGCGGTCGTGTCCATGCATGAGTGGAATGTTCCGGCCGCGCTCCTTTATGGATTTGTCGAACACCGATTTGCCGAAACGTTCCACAAAGTCCCCGGTGTCGTAGGTGGCGTTCCACGGTGCGACCATCGCCAAAATATGATGTTCGCCGTCATCCTCGCGTACCTCGAGGTCGGTAACTTCCAAAGTTCGGTGTTCAATCTGCATAAGTCACCCTAAGAGGTCGTCGTGCGCCACCGAAGCGGTCACGTTTTCCAGATCGCGTATTTCGTCGATGGTGAGCCAGCCACCCTCGACTGCGGTTTTGTGAGCGTCGTAGCGTTCGTTTCGTGATCCCCGAATCAGTGCGTCGATGTTGAGGCGTGCGTCCTGGCCCCGTGGCAGTTCCTGAGTAAATGCCTGCTCGACACGCGAATACCAGCCACGCAAACAGAACCGAACAAAGTTGATGGAATCTTGTTGCACGTTCTGGTAAGTCATGCTGCCGCCCTCACTCGGGACGTTCAACATGTGCGACGGAACTTTGAACATGGTCGTTATTTCGCGTGCCGAATTGACGCGGGCTTGCACAAATTCTAAATCTTTCGGGGATAGCTGCAACGCCTGATATTTGATGCCAGCCGATAGCACCGCCGGGGAACGTTGCCGGCCGCCGTGAGCGGCCACGAAAGCGTTTTTTAGGTCGTTCGCTTCTTCCCTGGTGAGTTCACTGTCTGCCTGTAGGACACCGGTAGGAACGGCGCCCGTTGTGTAAAAGTCTGCGGCCATTTCGTCGCCCGCTATCGCTATCCCGAGCGAACGTCGCGCCGCGGTCACCACGCCCAAACCCTGAGTAGCGCCCGGAAGTGTCATCCCGCGAATATGCATAATGTCTTCGAGAGGCACCCGAACACCGTTGACCTGATATCCGACCGCGCCCGTTTGTGTCGTGTTCACGGTCACGGCGTCGGGGTTTAACGGAATCGCGGTTTGAGGATATCCCAGCCCGTCGCGGTCGCCGAGCAAAAGATACGCGTTGCCCGCGAGTAGCAAACTCGTGACAACACTCGAAATGGTGTCAATTCGGGTTGCTGCCGGGTCGGGTTGCTCGAGTAGCGGCGGTGTCGGTTGGACAAGTTCGCCGCGCCGATATGAGTGAAACGGCAAGCTCCCTATCGAATCGCTAATGAGTTGCACGCATGCGTACAGCGTGGGGATTGTGAGGCTTGACGTGTTGCTGACGGTGAGCGGTCCGGTGAGCGGTTGCGGTGACATCCCCCGAGAGGGGATAACGAAATCCACGGCCCGGTTTTCGGTTCTGCGGCCTTGAAGTAGTCTGGTAATCACATGGTCATCCGTTCAACAACTACGCCGACAAACATCAGAGCAGCACACAACACCAGCCCTAAAGCGGCCATTCCGCCAAAAGTGTGAGCGAAGTAACCGGCGAGGCCCAGCGCGAGCAACTGCAAAAACGTTCCGAGCATTAATAGATTTTCGGTTTCGGTGGTAACACCAATGGTTCCAAGCGTAGTGCACGGTCCAGCGCCATAACGGCAGCGACCGCGGCGTCGATACGTCGTTTGCTCTGCCGGCTCTCTTTGACGATCCTCACGCCGTGTCTATCTGACTTCGTGTGGCAGTTCGCAACATGCCGCGAAAGTGCCGGGTGGTGATCGTGCGCGAGTTCGCGTCGCAACACCAGTTCGGCGAATTGTGAACACGCCGGCACCAAACGCAAAGGTGTTTGCGGATATTCGAGGAGGTGCGCCCCGGTGACGGCTTCGATTTGCAACATCGCGTGCATCATCGCGAACGGGTCAAATACGACTTCGCGGGGTTTCCATTCTTCGATGAGTTCGACGATACGGTGCGAAACTTCGTCGAGAGGTACGCGCCACGAATCGTCCGCACCTATCGGTTTTTCCCATAGTCCGAGAACGTTCACGATTTTTTCGGGTGTCGCTGCCACGATCACCGTCGAATCGTTAGCGAAGCTGGCGTCAACGGCTAACACGACGTCGGCGTCGCCAGGTTTGATGGTTGCTTCCGGGCAGGCGTTGAACTGTTCCGCCGTCAACCACTGTTCGCGGTCCTTAGTCCACTGGCCCAAATGGAGCCGCCGAAACTCGCCCTCGGGTAACTGTAAAACCTGAGACTGCAAATATGAGTCGTCGAGCCAATCGCCGAACGCCGGGTGAAAACGCCACGCCGCCAAATCGTCGTGCGCCATATCTGCCGGCGGCGGGTTCCAATACGACCACCACGTCGGGTCAACAATTTCTCCCGCTTTTACTCGTTTGTCGTATTCGACCAGGTTCCACAAATACGAATCGTCGCCGCTTCCCGGTGTCGTTATGTGAACCAACATTGATTGCTGCCGCGCACCCGAACCCGATAACAGGGCTTCGGTGAGTTCGCCGTCCTTATGTGCCCACGTTTCGTCCACAATACAAAACGTCGGGTTTAGCCCGTGAGCCAAACGCCCGTCGCTAGATAGCACTCGGAGCACGCCACCCGATAGTGGACAATACAGAGAATCCTTGTAAACCTCAACGGCGGAAGCGAGATCGGGTTCGAGTTCGATCATCGCTTTTATGTTGTCGAGAACGATTCTGGCCTGGTCCTTAGAAGCTGCAACACAATAAACCTCCGGCGCCCAATCCCGCGAAGCAATCAACGCATACAACGCGATGGCTGATAACAGTTCCGATTTACCGGATTTGCGCGGCAGCATCACCAAACAGTGTTTGTGGAGCCACAGGTCGTCGGCGGTTAGTTCAAACATGCCGTCGATGATTTCGCGTTGAAATGGTCGTAGTTCGATGTATTGCCCGGCGAGGTCGCCGCGGTGATGTTTACAAAATGTTTCGATGAAACCGGCCACGTCGGCGCCCAACGTGGTTTTCGTGGTCATTTCAGCCACCTATCCAGCTTGCTAGTTATTTCTTTGGTCGTCGCCACCGTTAAACCGAGTTTTCCGCGGCTCACCGGGTTCAGCCCCATATCGCTAAAATAGCCTCGTTGAACGTCGAGCAGCTTTCGAGCTTCTAACGAATATTTAAGGAACGTGTCATCATCTTCGGCAAGTTCCATTCGGCGCTTCACATCGGCGTACTGGTCATGCAACCGGCAGAGTTGAGCGAGCGCCGGCAAATCCGATTCCGAAACCCATAACGCCGCCGCCCTGGTGAGCTTCACCCAAAGCTCCGCGCCAGCGTCCCGCAAATCGGCCGGAATGACCGGCGGACCGTCCACTGGTTCGGCGACGTCGTGAACCGTTCCGGGGTCACGTTTCCCCGGTTTCCCGAGCTTTTCCAGAAGTTCAACCGGTTTACCTGGATTTGTCACGATTTCCTCGAGTTACGACCTGTTCGGCGAAAGTCCTTAAAAACCAGGCTTTTTCGAAATTTTTATAGCGCGGCGGTGTTCTAAA